TGTGCAGGACTGGCTTTCGTGGGGTGTGCTCCTAATTACTTGGGTGATGATTCCAAGGTACATAAGATAGCGGCTATCGTGTCAGCTATTGGGTGTGTTGGATGGTGTTTGTCCGTCTGTTGGTGGACCACATTGATAGTATCATGTTTGTATGCTTTTGCAATGATTAAGGTGTATGACCGCAATACATTCATTGGCTTCAAGGTCGTGTCATATCATCCTTGGTATTGGCTGGAGGTATCGGCATTCCTTGATGTGTTCGTTACTTATTTGATAATTTACTAGGAGGAAAACTATGACTTGGAAGAAATTACTTACAATCAACAAGCGAGACTTGGCAGGCTTGGCTTGTTGGCTGCTTATCAGCATATTGATAGGTCTGCTTGCTTTGCCTATCATGGTAGTAAGGGAATATTACCAGTATAAACACTACAAGTTAGAAAGGTTTGAGTGGGAGGATATTGCCAGATACTCTTTTGTGATAATAGTAGGTTCTGTTATTCGTATTTTGTTGGGGCAGTAATAATGGCAAATAGCTTTACAGATAAAAAAGATAGGTAAAATTTAATCTACCTATCTTTTTTATTGTTGCACTACCCGAAAAAGCTGCTCGCAAAGACTGCCCATGATATAACATGGCTCCTCGCTCATCATATCTATCCCATCCTGCTCGCAGACATGCGCTACCACATGAAGAAGCTCATGCCCGATAGTATTGATAATACTGCCATCAGATTTACATTCTCCTATGGCAAGAACACTCCTTCTTCCTGATAGATTGGAATAGGTAAGACCTCTATCCGTACTCTCCTTTATTAGATGCTCGTAGGCCTCTGATAACGGATTTCCGTTGCATCCTATATCAGAAAGAGCATGGCATATCTCATCGGCATCAGGTGACTGATAACCTATGAAACATACTATGCTCCATTCGTACCTCGGAAGTTGTATTACTCTCCTCATCATAACACATCTTCCCAAGGGATAGGCACTCCGTTGTGGCAGCAGTCGGCATAGAATCTGTTGAAGATAAAGCCATCCTTCTGGTCGGTATCATCCACCATATCCTTGATGAACTGGGCTAGCTGTTCCTCATCCTTGATAGAAGACTTATAGAAGTCTGCCCTCGCCATATTCGCCACATATACATGGTCGTAGCCTATCTTGTTCTTCACCTCTATTCCCTGACCAAGCAGCAAGGCATCCACCTTCTCCTTATCCCAAAACGAGATACTTACATCACGCTTGGAGGAAGGATCATACTTATACATCTGACTCACTGCCCACTCGCACATCTTCTTACTGAAATGATAGCCATTGTATCTGAGATAGGCAACCATTGCCTCGGGTTTGAGGTCATACATATCCAATGGCATTCTGCATTTTCCCATATTGCTGAATATTAAAGGGAGTCTGGTCCCGACATAAATGTCGCTACCAAAACTCCCAAGTTAAACATTAGCGACCGCCACCATTGTAGCCGCCACCACCTCTTTCACCATAGCGGTTCGGGTAGTTCCAATCATCGTTGACGTTGTTGAATCTACGTCTGTTCTCACGCTCTTCACGCTCCTCACGCTCCCTTCTCCAATCGTCACGATAATCAGGCATACGTTCACCCATACGCTCCTGCTTCATCTTTTTCAGACAAGACATAGCCTTGCTACCAAAGCCAAGCATAGACTCGATGTTGTCATACAAATCATCGAACTTATCTTCTGTAATCTCAATCATTACCATAGCTATAAGATATTAAAGTGAATAGATAGGTAGGAGATTACTTGCTCATGGTCTGCTGAAGCCATCCCATCATCTTGTCAATCTTGCCCTCAATGCCTGAAACCTTACCTTCCAGTTTGTTGATTTTCTCGGTCTGTTCCTTCTCCTTGGCTATCTGGGGGTTGAGTTGCTGTAGCATTCCTTCACAAGATTCTACTACCCTCTTGTTGTAATCTACACTCTCCAGTATCGCCTTGGATTGTCTCAGCATGGCATCGACCTCAGCACTCATAGCATCCTTGCTGTCGCTCACGACAAGATTCTTGTCGTTTGCTATCTGCCCATTGGCAGGCAACTGCTTAAAATCCACCTCCTCGTCATTCAGCTTCACCTTCACGTCCACCACAGTCTCCATAGGTTGAGGAGTAAAGCCGTTGTTGAAGGATGGGTATCTCGTCTGAGGGTTGCTTACTGAAACCACCTGACCGATTCGCAAGTTAGGATTCTCGCCCTTGTCGAGTACATAAAATAAGGAATTAGTTCTTAAACCTTGAAACATAATGTAATCTCCTATTATCTATTCTGTTTGTTAAACAATACCCGACATCAGTTGAAGGGTGTTAGTATCTCTCTCAAACCAGAGCTGAACCACTCCAGTCCCAGGCACGTCTGCAACCGTCAATGCTTCACCATTGAATTTGGTTACAGCCTGTGTTGATCCGTTGGTCTCGAAAAGGATAGGCAGCGTACCAGTCGTTCCTGTCGGAATAGCCTGCATCAGGTTCACGAAAATCGTTCCTCTGTAGTTGGCATTCACGAAGGCGTGGTTTTTAAAGGTGAACACCACATCGGCAGTATTCACCTTCACGCCAGTAGAAGCGATAGCTGCCGAACCATTACGATTCACCCATGTGTAAGGTCTTAACCATAACATAGCAGCCTCCTTTCCTATTAACCCCAGAATCCTGCATTGTTGGCAGCATTCAAACCATACTGATAAGCCACGCAGTTAGGGACCGCAGTGAATGGGCTGTAAGGAGTGGTCACGGTCTCAGGCAACTTACACTTGATACCAGCCACCTCGTTCTGCAAGCCTGCCAATACCGCATTGATAGGTGCCACCGCCTGACCCACAATCTGAGAGGTCATAGCAGAAGACTTGAAGGTGCTGTTCTCCTCACGCAGAGAGTCAATCTTGTTCTGCATCTCACGCATCTCGGCTTGCTTCTGACCATCAACGATAGTCTGGGTGCTTTCCTTGATAGCGTTGTGCAAGTCACAAGTCTGCTGCTGAGTAGCATAAGCGAGAGAGGAAGCTGTACGCTCCTGACCTACTGCCACGTTATTGATGGCATTCTGCAAGGTTCCAGTCTGCTGACAGATAGCCAGGCGGTTCTCGCAGCAGCAGTTGGCAATCTGTTGAGCAATCTGCATATTACCCTGTTGCAAAGCGTTGATGGTCTGCATACCGCTCATACCTACCTGATTACCTACATTCTGAACCTGAGAGGTCAAAGCGGAAATGGCACTCTGAATCTGACCTTCGGTACAGTTCAACTGGGTAGCCAAATTGCTGAGTGCATTGCGGTTGCCACCGATGGCATCCATCAGGAGACCACGACCATAGTCATTGTTAATCTCGTTGGCGAGACCGCCACGACCATTGCCGAAACCTCCCCAGCCGTTACCTCCCCAACCCATGAGGAAGAAAAGGAAGATTACCCAGATAAACCAACCGCCTTCACCACCAAAACCATTGTTACCCTTCATGGCAAGAAGGACATTTGGGTCAACACCCTGCTTCTGGAGCAGAGGCGCAAGAAGGCCAAGCATTCCATTGTTAGATGTTGAGCCTTCGTTTCCGAATACATACGTTTTACTTTCCATATTATCCTGAAATCTTTTGTTAAACATAAAATGATACTCACTCTGTAACGTTACGGACACAAAGATACGAATAATATGGATGGGTGTTGATAAACTCGTAAAAGGTTGTTTAAGTATTTGAATAGCAGCGATTTGTGATTACGGAAAAGGTCATAAGAGTATAGGAGAAACTAAATGATCCCTCCTATATTTGGTTTTGTTGTTCTTAGATATTGATGCCGTACTTCTTTGCTTGCTTACGGAAGAAAGCCTTCTTGTTGGCAAAGAATCGGATAAGAGATTTGTTCCACTTCTTTTCGTGCCCGAACTGGTCGTGGATGCCTTCGGGTATCTTTCCATCGTGAACATACTTCTCAAATGACGAGATAGATTTGCCCATCTCATGAGCGCACCAACCCTTATTGGCTTGCGTGTCATTCATCATGGCAGTAAGGAGTGCTACCAACTCCAAGTCTCCTTCCGACAGTCCGCAAGGTATGGGTTTCCCTTCTTCTTGCGCCACTGCCGACTCATGTGCTTTATCAGCAAGAGTGCGAAGTCCTGCCTCTATGATTCTGTAATTTACTAATTGCGACATAAGCATATAGAATTAGAATGAGTGTAATAAGGAACATATCACAGCAATACATCTTGTTTGTGATAACAATAGATCCGAACATGACATGTATCACGTTAACTCCTGCTATATACAGGATAGGTATTCGCCATTCTACACACAATCTGTGTAACACTTGCCCTTTCCAAAGCGAAATAGGGTAAAGGATATAAGTGATAAAGTAGAAGAACCAGACGGGTTCCTCATTCTCTTCGTACCATAGTGTAATCTCCATATTGTTGTCATAGAATTGAGATACACCATACCATCTGATAAGCATGACCAAGATGGGTGCATACTTGAAATAAAGTAAATCTGTTTTTATTTTTCTGCGTTCAGGGAGGAGTTTAACTATCTCTCCCGCCAATTCTCTGACCCGTCGGTCTTCATCTTCTTCTTGATTCATAAGCATTTTTGTTTATAGGATTGAAAAAACTTGATTGTATTGTTCTTAGATTTGGCAAATCTAAATAAAAACTACGAAATATCCATATTAATGTAATATTTTAATTATTAAACTTTTCAAATACTTACAGATTGAAGATTTTATTTAAATTAAAGGAACAAAAAGTTTCAGAATGAAAGCAAATATCCCCCGAAAGCATAACACTTCCAGGGGATAGTCATATTTACTTTTTCTTCGCCTTCTGCTTGGCCACAACTACCTTGTTGGCTTTCTCCAGTACAGCAAGAACTTTCTTTCTCAGTTCACGAATCTGTTTCATGTCCTCAGCGTTGTAGGCATCCTTGCCATCTTCCAAGAAACCTTTCTTCAACTCGGAAATCTCCTGCTTGTCAAGAGCAACCTCGTCAATGGCATCAATGGCAGTCTTGTTGGTGTTATAGTAGCCCTCGCTCTGACCAGGAGCCGTGTCAACCAACAGGTCGTAGGCAGATTTAAATCCGTTCAACTTGGTGTAGAGTTGTTTCAGCTTCAAGTCCTCGAAATCATCCTTCGGAGTAGCATGGGCTTTGTATATGTCCTCAGCATTCAACTTGTGAGGTCTGTACTCTTCTCCACTCTCCTCGGAACGTTCCTTCTTCTTGTCTTCCTCATACTTCTTCACCTTCGCATCATCCTTCTTATACTGTTTATACTCCTCTGAGCCATAGAAACGCTCCAGCATAGAATAATCGCCATCCACCTTGGCTTGTTTCTTCAACTTGCTCAGGGTATTGGCAGCACGATTGTGGTTCTCCTTCATATCCCAGAACTCATCACCTTGTTTCTTAGAAGCTGGTCTGTCATCAGGATTGCTGACGAACTTGCTGAATAATGGAATATCAGCCACCTTGATTTCCTTCGGGTCGTTGAGTGACTTTGTAAGCAAACCGAGCACCTGACTGCCCATGGTGTAAGCACCACCGAGATAAGAAGACAATACATGGTCAACAACACCAGGGTTGTTCAGATTGTATCTTGGGTCACCGAAAGCATCTATGGCATTCTGTTGCACATCAGGATAGTCGTTCCCGATTGAGTTCATCATCCTTGATGCTCTCACCAGCCAATCAGGAGTGCCCACGTATGCCTTGGTAAAGTTCGGGTCATACTTGTTGTACTCCGTGTCCTTGAATAATGGCTTGCCAGTAAAGTCAACATTGAATGCCAACTCGAAGATAGGACGGATTGGGTTCGGCATCAGACTGACCGCAATATTTCCGTCATATCCAGTCGGGTCGAGCGGAAGCATATCCACTACCTGACCGAGCAAATCTTCTGCATACTGGTTCCAACTCTCCTCAGCCAACTCGCCACCCATCATCTTGGATGCAATCATATCGCCTACTCCATAGAAAGCACGGAACTCCTGAGCAAGCGGAATCTTCACATATTCATGAGTGAAAGGAACCCACATGATAAGGTTATTTCTTCTATCCCACTTTGTGAACTGCCAGTACTTATCCTTATCATCACCACCGCCAAACAGACTCATCAGAGCAGCGTTAACGATAGGAACCAGCACACCACTCGCCAACCATGATGCAGTAACAGCCGTAAACTTGAAAGGATGATGCTTGGCAAGCGCACCCAAGGTCTGCAAACTTTGTACCGCTGGGTTGATGAAGAGGTATAGGTTTCTAATCATCTGCCAGCCGTACTCGCCAGTTCCCTTGCGGTTGAAGTTCAAGGTTACGTCCTTGGCATCATTCACCGCCTCGTCAATAGAGCGGCCATACTGAATAGAGGTCATATAGATAGCAAATCGGTTACTATCCTCGATTGCTCTATTCAGGAACTCGATACTATCCATGATAGTGTGGGCAACCTTCACTGGGTTCGCCTTCCATCTGTTCAAATCCTTCAAGTCATTCTTAAATTTCTTCTTCAAGTCATCCACATCAAGCGAAGAGACAAAGCCTGTTTCGCCACCATTCATCATGAAGTCATAAAACATCTGTTCCTTTGGTGTAGCATTTCCGTTGTTTACCTTTTCTCTCAACTTTCCGTTCTGATAGTCTCTCAGCATAAAACCAAGATTCCAAGAGGTAGCCAAATTCTTTCTGAGCAGATAGTTGTATCTACCATCCTCACGAATAGCAGTAGATGCCAGCGTCATGGTCAGGTCTCGAAAGTAGTTGGAAGGGATGAAGAGAGGTGAAAGACTGGTATAGGCAGCAGCCATCTTTCTACCCAACCAGGCAGCAGCCCTATCCAGTTTGCCGCTCTGAATCTCTCTTACTCGGTGTGCTCTGGTATTGTTCATCGCCTGAGCCAACTGAGGATCACCATTCACATAGATAACGTACTCCTCGCCATCCTTCATCACTCTTACTTCGTGTTCTCTCTCCTCGCTGTGAGTCTGAGGAAAGGCAATGTTCAATCCGTCTCTCTGCTGGGTAGCATCGCCAGTCTGAGCCATCTGTTCCATCTTCTGCTCGAAAGCATCAATGGCAGCCTTCACCTGATTACTATTCATCTGAGAAGTAATCTGAGGTGTAGCCGGAATCCACTCCTCGTTGCCGTTGGCATCCGTACTCTTCACGTACCAAGCCTTGCTCAGGGTCAGAAGTGAGGTAGGATGATTCTGAGCCAAGAGCATCAGGTGTTGCTTCACCCAGTTCTTGTTGTTCAGCAGGATTCCACTTTCTGCCATGTTCTCGATGTAGGCGATAGGGTCATCAGCGATAGAGGTTCGTCCGTGTGCCGTTTTCAATGTCTGATTGAACGCACCCTTGCCACCACCAATATAGTCCCATACTTGGTCGGCAGTAGTGCCATCCCAGCCACGGAGAGGAATATAATGGCTATACATATCTCGCACATACTGATAAGTATCTTTGCTCATCATACCAGCCTTATAGCCATCACGAAGAATCTTCTTGGTTGCTGCATTCGTAGCATCCCAAAGTTCTTTTGTCTCAACTATATGCTTACTCTCAATATCCCTTACCAACTTATGTGCTGCTTCCTCAAAGTCCGAGCCATCAAAGAGAGCCGACAGACCAGAATAGTCGAAAGCAATACCCATTTTATCATAACGATATTTCATGTAAGACGGAGAGTATTTCATTTTGATTGCGTTGTCTTCTCGGACCCAAGTGGCATAATCTATGAGACCAAGTTCAAAGCCGCTATCATTACCCATCCGACTTATATCTCCCTTGTAAGCCTTGTATGCCGCACTTCTCTGTGCCACGTCCTCATAGTCAGCTTCCAAAGACTCCTTGAAAGCCATCTGGGCATTACGCTCCAAGCCATGCTTGGCCATCATGTAGAGGCGCACATTGTCATAGCTATCACCCAGAACCTTCTTCATCTGATGATAAGCCTTTCTGAGTGGCTGCAAGAATTCATTGTTGTACTCCTCAAACTCGTTTTTTCCCTTGCCATGACTGCGGTTCTCGGCAGTATAAGCATCCTCAGCCATGTTCAGGCGGTCAACACCCACTTCCTTCATGATAGCTTCCTGAGCCTTACGAATAGCCAGCATACTGTCTTGGAAGGCAATACGTTTGAGCACAGAACCACGCTGCAACTCTCGGTTGAACTCTCCAAGGGCAGTATCATCACTCAGAAGATGCTGCTCGTAGGTTGGAGCGGTCTTCCACAGAGCCATCTGCTTGCGGTACTCGTCCACTCTCCTCAGGAAGTCAACGGCACTCTCGCCAACGTTACGTTGTGGGATGGTTGGCCGCTTGGCATCCTTTGGCAGATTATTATCCTTCTTCCACTGGTTCAAGTCATGCTCAAACTTGTCATAGCGCAAGGAGAATCGGGTATTCCCCACAATCTTGGCATTGTTCTCATCAAATATCACATAGTTGGTATCGCCTTCCTTTGCACCGCCAAATATAGTACCAGCCTTATACTTGATACCAGTGAAGCCAATAGAAGACAGGAACTTACTAACTGCACGACTAGCATCTACATCTTTCCACTTCTTTGTTTTTCTTAAAGCATACATTAGAAAACCATAGGCATTATCGCCAAATGAACCATCAAAAGAAAAACCACGCTTTTTAAAGTCGGCAAAATCTATTTTTAATCGCCTTAATTCTTTAATAATTGTATTCTTCTGTTTATCTGTCAAAGGAGCATCCCAATCAAGATAATCTCCATTATCATCAGGAATATCCACATCATAAAGATAAGCAATATTATCAGGAACAGCTATTTCCTCATTCTTCTTTGCAAGAATATTGCTAAGTTCCTTTAAATCATCATCATCAGGGAACATTTCTATAGCAGAAGAAAGGTCTTTTCTCATAGCATCCAATCCCTTGTTTACATCTTTATGTTTATAGATATATTGTCTTACCATATCTTTGTTGTTGGCAGACATATCTGTCACAAATTCAAAACCGCCATTATCTTTCCTTATCTTGGCACGTCTTGTGTAGTCCTCAGCAATATCCTTAGAGTTGGTAACATAACCACCCCAGCCAAATGCTTGTGAACCTTCGCCTTCACCCATGTGGCTGAAATCGAACTTGTCAAACTTAGCACCAGTACCATGATAGGTACGGATGCTAAACTTAGGGTCAGAACCAGTAAGCAGAGGAGCAATCACATGCTCGGTCAACTGGGTAGGTATTCCGTTGCCGATGATGGTATGGCTCAGATTTTCAGAGAATGGCATCTTGTAATCATCGCTCACTCCTGATACTCTTGCGAGCACTCTGCCCATAGCACGATATACCTTGCCATCAGGCATAACAATCACATCACCACTCTTGGTTCGGAGCGTTGGCAGGAGTTCGTCAGCAAAGGCATGAGGAATCTTTCCGTCAGCATAAGCACTGCCCATCACATACAATGGCTTGTCAATGTTTCTCCAGTCAATGCCATCAGCCTTCAAGCGAATATCCATCCAAGAAGCCACACCATTCTTCTTCTCGGTCAAGGTTGGGATAATATCCTCTACCGCTTCATACCATCCGCTCTTGTGTGCCATCTTCTTTGGCTTGTCAGGAAGTTTACCATCACGAACCGCACGGACAATCAATCTCTCTCGGTTGGTGTAGCCGCCATAGTCAGCAGCGTTATACACATCTGCATCCCAAGTATAGCCGTTTGCATCCAGCGCATCCGTGATAGTCTTCATCGCTTCTGAATCCTTATATCCCTTCACGTTTTCAATGGTCACCACCTTTGGCTTTATAGCGTTGATGAACTCGGCAGTACTTGCAGCAGTCTCCTTGTCAAGTTCCACCTCTGCATGGTTGCTCTTCGCCTGAGAGTAGTTCTTGCAGACTGGACTGGCATGGAAGTACTCTACCTCGCCATCAATGTGCTTTACCAACTCCTTAGGGTCAACATCACGAACATCAGCAGTAACGATATGCTGCCCGAAGTTATTGCGATATACACCGCTTATCTTCTCGTCATACTCCACTGCCACAACTGGGTCGATGATGCCCTTCAAGCCTTCCTCAACAAGACCACCACCGCTAAAGTAGGTTCCAGCCTTAATGAGAGTGCCATCAAGGTTCTTCAACGAGAACTTGGGGTCACGCTCAATAGCTTCTGCAATATGTATAGCCTTCTTGTTTGACTGTTTCCACCCCTCTGGTTTCTCCATCATTGCTTTCAGAGAGAAACGGATATTGTCGCTACTATTGATAGCTTCATTGAAGGCACGGTTTCGGTCACCTTCCTTATTCGGATCGTAGTTATACATCGGCAATCCAGCATCCTCAATGCCCTTGCGTACATCTTCGCCCAAGTTATCAGGAACCACGGCAGCAGCAAACTCGTTGAGACGGAGAGGTCTGTTGTACTTAGTCTCAAAGTACGCACTCTTCAACTCAGTCTGTACTGCATTCTTCAAAGCATCCAGTTTCTTCATGAAGGTAGGAGTAAGAGTTATACCATACTCTTTCTTAGCATACTTCTTAGGGTCAGACTGCAATACAATATCGTGAAGTCTCTGTTCACCATAGAACACATCATTATACAAGAACTTGGCAAGGTCATAATAAACCTCACTCCATTTCTCGTAAAATTCTTCCTTATCCTTATTAGAAGACAACTTATCCTTGTTGGCACGCATTTCGTCTGTAGAATCAACACGACTAGCCAACTTTGCGATAAAGCTACCAAACGAGGTATATTCACTTCCATTGGTCTGCCCATCTGCTTCTTCCCTCATAGCCTTTGAAACATTTTCAAGAGTCTCAGGCACATACTTTCGTGTGCCATCAGGCTTGTAACCACGGAATATACGGTTCTTGGTTCCAAACTCATCCAGTTTCTTCTCCTGCCATCTGATATAATCTTCATACAGACCATTCTTATTGACATAACCGCTTGCCTTCACCTTAGACAGATAGAAGTCATACTTCTTGGTGTCGTTGTGTTCCTTCACAATATCCTCAACAACCTTCTTAATGTCCTCAGCCTTTGGCTTACCATCCTTATCAAGCAAGGTTGGCGCATAGTCACGCTCAAAGATTTCCTTAGTCTGTTTTCTTACTTGTGGATTGATAGGGCTAACCTTATTACCTGTCTCCTCGTATATCTTTCTTCTTACCTCCAAAGAAACCTTTTCCCAAGTAGGGTGAATAATAGTATGCTTAACCAGGCTTGTAACCTTTTCGTTCAGTTCAGGGTCATTCTGCATACTGCTCAGAATATCCTCGGCAGTAGGATGGTCTCTGATAATCTCCTTCCAGCGATAATCAACTTTGGAATTGTACTCCTTAATATCAATACCCTTTTCTTTTAAGTACATCAACTCCCAAGCAGGAGCATTATTGTTGCTCAGGGCTTCTTCTGCCTGCCTCTTAATCTCTGCCTTGTCAGCAGCAGGGTATTCAAGACTATCAACCCAGTCCCTGAACTTTTGACTACCTTTTTCGCTCATTTGTCGCTCTACGGAAGGATAACGCTGAGTATAGGCATCAGTTATCCATGTACCAGCTGTCTTGCCAGTACGCTTATCCAAAAGGGCAGAAGGAGCGATGAAGGAAATCTCCCCGAAGTTGTCGTGACCATTCTTATTGGTATCAATCACAGCCAAAGAAGGATTGGCAAAGCCACCAAGTTTCAAAGCCTTTCTCAGCTTCTCCTCTGTAATGTTATGAACTCCTGCAAGAGTTTTTTCGTCCTTCAACGAGTAACGAGTTTCTGCCACAGAACTCATCTGTCTGTCTAAACCTTTGCTATTATCTTTGTTTGTCGCTGCATCAGGAGCATCGAACTCGTCAGGTACATTGCCCTTTACTTCATTCACTTGGTCAGCAAACGGACGATCAAGGTCAAAGAGTTTGTAATTACCCCAAGCCTTCTTGCGCACATCGTTCAATTCGTTGTGAACTGCCCTGTTATAGAATCGTCTCCAGTTGTCTGCCAAAACCTTCTTCTCATAATACTCAGGTATCTTTGAGGGTTTGCTCATATCCACAATGGCATACTGAGCATACTTGTTAGGACGGAGTTTAGCAGCATATTCATAAGCATCCTCGGCCGCCTTTCTCTGTTCCTCATTCTTGATAGAGAACTTCAAAGAAGGATGATTCAGGAACTCCTCAAAAGTCTTTGGCTCCTCGTTATCAACAGACTGCGCCTGAGAGAACTTTACCTTTGCGTAGTCTGCAAATGGCTTTATCTTACGATTGCTCGTATCAAGCCACTTATCGAACTCAGCCTTGCTTGCTCCAGTAATATTGCCAAGACCTTGCCATCCCTTGCTATAGTTGGCAAGATAAGCCTTTTCTGCATCATCCATAGAGTCATATCCGTACATCACCTTGTGCTCGTCAAATGAGCCATCAGGATTCACTTGGTCAACGACAAACACATCACCATTCCAATTATCAAGGTCTGCCTTGTCATTGATAAACATATCCAGATGATCACCATCCTTACCAAACTTTCCACGGATATAGCCATAGGTATCGTGCATGGTAACTTTCCATTCTTTACCATCGGCATCCTTGCCTGAGCGAGTTGAACCCTTCGGATTCTCTATAGTGTAATCGTAGCCACCGAACTTGATGTGTCCCTTCTTGTAGTTGCCACTCTCCTTCTGTGCATCAGATGGATTGGTTTCTGTTTCCTCAATAGCATCCTTCAAACGGAGAGAGAACTTGGTATGCTGAGTAATTTTCATATCCTCAGGCTTGAAAATAACATAGTTGGTATCGCCTTCCTCTGCGCCACCTTGGATAGTACCAGCAGGATATTTAATGCCAGTAAAACCAAGAGAAGAGAGGAACTTGCTTACTTCCTTTGGCTCGCAACGCATCATCATTGGAAGAACTGCTGCATATACATCTTTAAAAGGCAAATCCAGTTTGAAACCTCTATTTTTCCAAGATGAAACATCAACGCCATTCTTAGCCAAAGCATCACGAATAGCATTTATCTGTTCCTCATTCAAAGGATTTTCCCAATCCAGATAGTTGCTGCCATTGTCATCAGGAATATCCACTTCATAGAGATTTTTGGCACGACCTTGCTTTATGTACTCCTCTTTATACTGCTCCTCAGTCAAAGCACGAAGCACTTCAAGTTCCTTTTTATATCTCTCTATACTCTTCTCTAAGAACTTCTTACTCTTTTTGTCAAGTTCATTCGAGTTTTTGAGCATATCACTATAGCTGGCAATAGAGTTTTCGGCATTCTCAATAGCCTGTGCCTTTTTCTGCTCAAACGTTTTTGCTCGCTCATTGTATATTTCCTGCCCTAAGATTGAACCTACAGCAGCTTCAATAGGTGTATCTTCCGAAGACGCATGTCTATGTCTATCTTCGGCACTCATCTGACCAATCTTAGCATAGCTCTTACCAATCTTCTCAGAAGATGTAACATAACCGCCCCAACCGAATACTTGGGAGCCAGCACCCTCGCCCATGTGGTCGAAGTCAAACTCTGTGAAGTCAGCACCGCTACCATGATATACCTTCAACGAGAACTTAGGAGCATCAGCTATCTCCTGATTGATGCTGTTCACAACATCATCAGTAACAATATCGCCTTCCTGAATCTGCTGAGGTTCACGACCAGCGTTCTTCACAAGTTCTGCTTGCTCTGCTCTAGTCAAGATACGGTTCACCTTCATCGCACCAGTAATCACCCAAGGGTCAGTCTCAGGGTTCGGGTTGGTACGATACATATAATAGCCATCAGTAGGCAGATGTTTCAAGCCAGCCAATGAATGCTGATACTTGCCCGATGGATTGATACCCTCTTGGCGAGCTTCCTCCTGATAATCTACATCAGCAGCATACTCCACCTCAGCGAACACGAAGTTCTTAGGGAAGAGAGTCTTATTTCCCTCGGCATCCTTGCGGTTAAACTGGATAGCATAAGGTATGACACCAAGGTGCCAGCCTGGTCTATAGGCTAGTTTTCCACTACCTCCTTGTGTTCCCTTGCCGCCCTGCTTAACCTGAGGTCTGCCAGTCTTGCTTTCTCCTGCAATAGGAGCAGCATCAGCATCGAGCCAAACTCCAACTGGAGTAGCAGCACCATTAGGGTTCGCTACCATTGGTGGATAGAGTTTTCCATCCTTCAATACGAACACCTTGTAGCCGATACCCTTCTTCTTAGGTTCAGGTTTCTGACGGAGAGAGAATGAAACATCTTCGCCAGTCTCAGAGTTTGTCACCTGACCCTTGGCAGTCTTCACATAGGCTTGTTCGATAGAGCGGATGATGTTCTTGGTCACATCGCTATACTCAGTACCAAAGAATGCCAACTTAATCTTCTGCAATATCTCATGGATAGCAGCGAGCAGAGGATGAGACATCTTCATAGCAAGAGTGTGCGCCAAGTTGAGGTCACGAATCATTTCGCCTACCGCATCAGCAACAACCTCCTCAGCATAGTAATCTCTATCACGTCCAGAGAATCCAGCATCGGAATATCTCTTCATAGTCTCATCTACCGCCTTGTCGAAGGCATCAGAGCCATAGGTATCAAGCACAAGCTGAGTCAACTCATTGTATGCAGCAGGGTTCAGGTTCTTGATTTGGTGGGTCATTTCGTGACCGAAGATAAACTGAGCACCTTCCGTGATAGAAGAGTCAAGAGTGATGAAGATTGTACGATGAACGTTTCCATCAGCGTCCTTGGTCTCCTGAATCCAGCCATTACCCATCTTGTCAGAGTACTGCCATTGAATGCTTGCACCCATCATCTTAGCCAGTCTTTCAAAAGCTTTTCTGGTCTTCTTGCCGACAATGTTGTCAACAACCTTCATATCATCCACCTTGTTCTTCTCTACATCAGCTTCACGCTCAGATGTTGTCTGTTGTTGACCGTTATCCTTAGCAGAGAAAGGAAGGTCGGATTCATCAAGTTGTTCACCCAAAGGCTTCTCATCCGTTGCATCCTCAGGAACTTCAACAGTCTTGCTCTCCTCCTTTGAATTGTCAGAGAACTCAGTATTCTCATTATCCTCGGCCTTCTCTTCCTCGATTTTTTCTTCCTCAGCCTTTTTACTCTCCTCCTCTGCTTTCTTCTCCAGTTCGGCCTTTTTCTTTTCTTCCTCCTCTTTAACCCTCTGTGCTTCGGCCGCATCTTCTTCCTGTCTCAGTTGCTCCTCCAGCGCACTCTCTGCAAGTTCGATACGCTGATTCAGGATATAATCTCTCGCTTGGAATGCAGTCTGACCGCTTGTGATAAGACTGATCAAGGCGTTTCTTATCTCCTGCGTGTCCGCACTCTCCAAGTTGGAAGGTCTATTCTCCCAAAGTCTGTGTACCTTAGCATCAATAGTCATACCCTTACCTTCGGCAGCAAGCCATCCCAACTTGGCAAAGTCAGAACGAGACAAACCTGTCTCCTGTTGTACTCCCTTTGAATTATCATTTCCTTCATAATTCAGGCTATACGGACCGACATTGGCAGCAACATACTCATAGACAGTATTAGGAGTATCATTGAACACATCAATTCCTGTAGCATCATACAGACGATGAAGCAGCTTGCCAACCGTCTCATTCCACAAGTCGCCAGGCCGCTCACTCCATTCTTCGCTGTTCTTCAATCGAGCGAACTTTCTTTTTGCCTTCTCAATGAGACTCTTTCTTCCCTCAGGAGTATTCTCTTCCTTAGCAAGTTGTCGCTCATTGTAAGCATCACGGATAGCGATAGCAGAGTCATAAGCCGCCTGAGCATCAGCAATAGCCTTCTCCTTAGCATCCTTGGAAGCCTTCTGTTCCACAAAAGTCTTACCCTTCACGGTCATGTTGTTAGCCTTGTCGAGTGCCTTCTTTGCATCAGATACATATCCAGACACGATACTATCTGCATCCTCATCAAACTGGGTGTCATACAACTCAGCAGTCTGTGCGGCACTCAGCTTCGAGAAGTCAGGATTGCCATCCTCCAACATAGGTACGACAGTTCCATCTTCAAGGGTTATAGTAGGAGTCTGTTCGGTTGCAGTAGCCTCAGTAGATTCAGGAGCGGCAGTTTCCTCAGCAGAACCAGCAGTCTCGCCATCTATTGTAGGAGCTTCCTCCTCTATCTCACCTCTATTCTCTCCACTATTATCCTCTATCATTGAGGAGGAAGGCATAGCTTGTTTGTATTCATCGAGTGTCATAGTAGAGATTGTGGCCACATCTTCTTTGTTCACGGCGTGAGGAACAAGAGTACCATCACTCTTCATCTCTACTACCTTAGCCTTAGCACCAGCATCACGAATGAGGAACAATTTAGAGCCAGGATATTTAGTATTGCCATCCTTGCCGAGTACATCAACAAGCACCACGTTGCCATTATCGTTGAGAATCTGATTGAAGTCAAATGAAGGTTGGCTCTCTTCTGTCTGCTCAGTCTCCTGTCCATCACGCTCCTTCTCCATCTGCTCACGCTCAGCCTTGGCAGCTTCCAGTCTCTTTTGGTCTTCCAAGTCTTTCATCTGCTGCAAGTCTTCAAAAGAGTATGGTATCTGAACATTCTCACCCTTGACAAGTTCTGTAGGTACATTGCCATCTATAGTGATCATAGCCGTACCATCACCATTGTCAGCCAACACCTCATAGGTATGCTCTGTTCCATCCGCATCGGTAACAGAAAACTGGGAGCCAACCTCTACAGTTCCGTCAATGATACCAGCCACTTCCTTGATGGCATTCTCTTTCGCATCAGCTACCGTCTGAGCCTTCACATCATCAGCAGGAAGTTCCTCACCCAGTTCAGCGAACATCAGCGCATCAGCGTGTTCTACACTATTCGTTGTCGGGTCATAATAGAGAATCATATCATCGCTATTACCTACATCAATAGAGCCATCATCATGAGTAGCAATATTTCCACTGATAATATAGACACCATAGTCTTCTGCACCGCCTGATGCTTTGATAGTAGCGTTACGGACGGAGCCACGACTTCGGTCTGTGTACATATTCACTCTCTGTTCTGCCTGATGAGCAGCGAGGTCAACCTTGTCTTGTGCATCATCAACAACACCTTGGTAGCGAGCAGTAGACAACTGATAATCATAGATAGCTTGGTCAAGTTTATCGTCCTGCCCTGTCAGGGATTCCAGTTCCTCATCACTCATAGCAGATAGCTGCTGCTCAGAGATACCCAAGGCTGCTGCGAGAGTCTTCGACTGGTCTTCATGCTGAATCTGAATATCATGCTTGTCTGCATCATCAGCATTGTGGCCTTCTGTATAAGCATCATCAAGGTAGTTAGATAAAGTTGGAACGGTTTCTCCTTCCTCAACCTTGTCTTTTGTCTTGGCGTCTGATGCCTGATTGAATCCACGAAGTTTGCTCAAGAACATAGCATAATTGATAACCGCATCTTTCTGCTTGGCAGTCATAGAATCTGAACGAGTAGCATCCAAGACAGTCTTAGTCAAGTCTGCATTTGTTGACACATCAATCTTGCTTTTGATTTCGTCCCAATTATCATTAAACACCCCTTGACCGAACTTGTCTGCTTTAGTAACCTGAAGCTTGATATGGAAATACTTCACAGCATTGATAGCACCTACGGCAGTTCGAGGAGACTGCATGAAACCAACAGAATAGAACATTCCAAGGCAAGTATCAATCTGCTTTTCTCTCGCATCAGGATTTGTGAAGACATTGAAGTCACTCCAACTTCCATCGCCATCGCCCCATGCTGCATGAAGGGCAGTGCCAAACTCCTCCTCTGCAATCTCAGACATCACACCTTGGATTCCCGATTTATTGGTTGCGTTGCTCAACCATTTATAGTAAGCGTTGTTTCCTATCTTTTCAAAGAAGGAAGATACCTTTGAAAGCCCTAACTTTGACAATATCTTTGATGCCCCAGGCAGATATTCACCGAACATTTCCGAGAAGTTTTCTATCGTAGCTGAGCCAAAACCATCCTTGATAGCCTTACCAAGACTGACACCTTTGTTGAAACTCAAATCGCCATTCTTATCTTGGGTTACACCTCCATTCTCGTTGTTCATTCCAACATAACGCTCTATCACGTTATTATATGTAGAGCCAAGTTGGTTGGTTGCTGCCAATGCTGCACTACCAGCCATATCACCAAGCACACGACCAGTATTCTTGGTAAACCATTTGCCAAGAGCACCAAGAGCCATTTTCTCTCCGACCTTTTCTCCTGCCTTAGTAAAGCCAGTGGTCATAACATTTCTCCATCCGCTTAACGCAAAGTCTGCCATAAACTTTAAGGAGCGACCGCTCACATCTCCATACTGATAAGCCTTTGCGCCATACTGCTGCTGTTTGGCAGATTCCCCTTGTTGCTGCTGAATGGCACTGAGCATAACTTGTGCGGCTTCTCCAGCATTGGAACCTTTCTTGATCGTTCCGTCTTCCATGCCTTTCTTTACTTGTAGCAGATTGCTTGCTATGGCTGCATCCATAACACCCTGAGAATACAGTTTCGGGTCAAGCATGGTATTGAACATAGCACCGAAATAATTGGAAACGTCATTCCACTTGTCTTTCCACCAACCAGCATTTTCATTTCTCTGCTTTTGTTCCTTCAACTCCTGAAGCAGAGTGGTACGCAGCATCTGATTATAGGCCTTGGCGGTATTATAAGCACCATATTCTGCATCAGACAAGCGGTTCGCCTCATTACCTATGGCCGCATTGAACGATGATGGTGCAACTGCTCCACCAGACGCAACAAAAGGAGAACCCTGCAAGTGCATAGACTCATTCAATTCCTGTGAACGTCTGTTCTGATTCTCGTCAAGCCACTCTTGTCTTCTCTCCATTTGTCTCATAGCAACATCTGTGTCGGACAAACCTGGGTCTGCCTTATCCAACTCAGAAGGAACCATACCCATATCTACGGCCTTGTTCCACTCTTCACCATACTTATCCAGTATAGCTTGTTTCTGTTCTGCATCACTCTGTGTGTAAGCATTCTCGTTGTCAGACGTTACGTATGCGCCAGCCTTGCCAGTCTCAGGATTGTAGGCGAACTCGTCCTTCACCACATTGTTAGCATCACCACCAAAGGGGGTCAGGTGTGTACCTAAGTTCACACGACCGAAATCCTTCTGCTGTTTCTGCTTGCGTTGTTTCAGTCGGTTGTATCTGCCAGCATTATTAGCTATCTGCTTTGCACTTGCCGAGATAGCTGCCGCTCCAGACAGAAAATGAGCACGGTCAGCAGCACTCATAGGTACACTACCGCCCTTCGCCCTTGATGATGTCTTGCTACGAGGCTCGAATAGCGCAGTGTAGAAACGCTCATAGGTATCAGGAACATCAAAGTTCTGAGCCTTCAAGTTCTCATAGATAGCGTGTCTGTTATCCGCACCACCCTTTCCGTCTCTTGTCAGAGCATTCTCAAACTTATTGTAATCATCAGGCACATCATAGTTTTGTGCTTTCAGATTCTTATATAATGTGTATAATGGTCTTTCTGCCATGATATATATTTGTTTGTTACCAATTCTGTTACCAGTTTACACCAGTCTTTTTCTTCTTTCCACCAGAAGATGAAGATGATGTATGATTCTGTTTACCCTTGCCATGCTTACGCTGATAGGCAATCTTCTGAGCCTTCTTTCCAGCCGCAGTCTTAGGTGAGTAGCCCATCTTCTTGACTTCCCTTGCAGCCTCAGCCATACCCTCAGGGTCTTTCTCCATCAAGTCCATATACTCATCTACCTCTCCTGAGTAGGAGCCAGTCCTTGAACTGCCACTACCTGGCTTGTTTGCACGCATACGACCTGTCTCAGCATTCATGCGCTGAATAGCTTCTTGCGCTTGCCAATGAGATATTTGTCCATCAGCCAGAGCCTTCTTGATAGCCAAGACCGCCTTCTTGTAATCTGCATCAGTCTGATACTTCATCTTCGACAAGTCAAGTCTTCTGTTCCCCTGATCAATTCTCTGCTGTCCTTGGTTGTTCTTCACCCTATCAATATCGTTCCGCATATCATGATACCTCATCTGCTCAGCAAGAGTCAGGTTGTTCTTTCGAGCTTCCTCATCAAGAGCCACCGCCCTTTGATAACCAGCCAGCCATGCCGCCTGATTTCTTTCTCTCTGAGCATCCATGTACTCCTTACGCTTATTCACAACCTTAGTCATATCCGACTCAGGATTGTGTACCACCTTTGCGCCTTTTGTTGAGAAGTAGATATTGCTGAGCGCACGCAGACCGTCACCGATTGCAGCGATACGAGCCTTTGTGCGTTCCTTCTTCTCCCTTCTCTCCTTTTGTTCTGCCGTCTCCTCTTGCTTAGGATTCAGCATCTTATACATATCCGCATAAGATAACTGCTTAGCCTGAGGTTTCGGCTCCTCCTTCTTGACGATAGGGACAGATGGTTTATCTTCCTCATCGCTTGGGACACTCTGATTCACGTTCACCCCATTGGCGATGGCTTGTTGTGTGGCGATAGTCTTAGCCCTGGCAGCCTTCATAGCCCCATCGGTGGGAGTGGTAGCGTTTATCTGGTCAATCTTCTTTCCAGCCGCATCAAGTTGCTGCTGGGTGAAGACTGGAGCCTGAGTCTGTGCCACCTTTTGTGCCGCATCCGCCCCACTCTGCTGCTTGTTGAGTACACTCTGTGTAGTCTTCAAGCCGTTATTTTGTCGTAACATATCTGATGCTTTCATAGGCTATGCTTTTATTTTTTTCAGATCGTCCTCAGACGGTAGACCAATAGTCTTCGCCTTCAAGCCAAGAACATCGTCAGGATTCTTTGCAATGCCATTCAACTGCTGAGTCGCATTCATATTCTGAGCCTTCTTTGCTCCACCCGTACCAGCATCAAGCGTTGCAGCGATATTAGCGGCAGTACCAGCCACTCCTGCTACGGCATTGGCTGTATCAGCCGACTTCTCTGCTTCCATCTGCATCTGTTGCCCCTGAATAGAACGCTTATTCTGCTGATACTGCTGCTCGATAGCATCCTTGCGAGCTTCGTTTGCAGCTACAATCTGAGAGGTCGTATCAGCAAGAGTCTTGTTGTTCGCCTCCTTCACCGCAGTAGTGGAGTCTTCCGTTCCGCCCATTACGGCTTGTCTGCCCTTAGCTGCTCTGTTTCTGTTCTTAATCTGCTCCTGCATCTGAGTGAGCAATCTTACCGTGTCGGCACGTTTGGTAGGATCCTCATTATATCTCCTGTCATACCATGCCTGATTTTCTCTCTGTTGCTGGGCCAACATCTGTTCCTGCTTACGTCTCGCCTTGCGGTTAGCTATACCGCCAGCGATACTGCTTGCAAGCCCAAGTCCAGCACCTATTAGTGCACCTATCATATATATATGAGATTATAAATTATTAATAATGATACAAAGATAATCACACCTTATATAATAGTAATCTTATCTATTAATTAAGGTGTCTTCAACTCCACAAAGTTAATGGATAAGGTTTGCGCATATAAGTATATAGCTATCTTTGCAACCAAATAGTAAAAAAAATGGCAGCAGACAGAAACACTAAAGGTCAGTTCGAGAAAGGTCGGGCGAAGACTGGAGGGAAGCAGAAAGGCTACGAGTCTCCTATCACAAAGGAGTTTCGTGAGCTGTGTGCAGCCTTTACACGAGAGGCTTGGGACGACTTCCTGGTTGCTTGGAATAAATGTGAGCCGAAGGATAAAGTCACATCATTCATCAAGATACTGGAATTCAACTGTCCTAAGTTACAGAATGTCACTCTTGACGATAAGCGTGAGGTTCACAATGCTCTCACCGAGAAGTTGAGACAGATGTCAGAAGAAGAAGGATAAATATGTTGTTCATAAAATATTGAGTACAAGTCTTTCATAGGTTTTAGGTTTTTAGGTTAAAAGATTGTTTTTAAGAGTATAGGGAATGCGTGAGCACTCCCTATCTTTTTTCCATTCCGATATACCTTATTATATAGGATATATCGGGCTTTTCTATTAAAAAACGTTAATACACATAGATTTGTGTGCAAAATATTTGCAGGTTTCGAAAATTCTTCATACCTTTGCAAACGAAATAATAAAACAACAATTTAATCCAGCCCCACAGCATCACGGTTAAGCGGAGAAATTATGAATAATCAGAATGTATATATTGTTATTTGCGGCAAGACCATTATCAGTGTTTTTGACTCAAAAGAAAAGGCTTTCTATGAACTTCCGCATAAAGATGAATTTACGGAAGTTACCCAAACTATCCGTACAAATGATGGAGAAGAGGAGATTACCCCTACAGAAGGCACTTTCTATCTGGGCGTGCCTATTTACGTTCACGTGATAGAGCATACAGAAGACTTTTTTGGATTGCCTGTAAACTGCCCAGAAGATACTACCATCTATGAGATAAAAGAGTTCAAAGTAAAGTAATCGCAATTATAATTTTTAGCCCTCGCTAACACGGATAAAGCAAAAGATTATGTATATAGCAGAATATAGTCTGAGATGTAGAAGATTACGTGAATTGGATAAAAATGATGAAATCCGTCTTACCAATTCCATTACAGCCCCAATATGGGTTATTGATGATTATACCTTTTGGTGTCTTAATAAGCAGCCATTTATAAAAATTCATTCATACAAAAATCCTAATCGGGTTAAGTATATCGAGAGAAATCGAAAAGTTTACACTGAAGATTAAATTTAAGAACACTTAAGCCCCATTTTAGTACAAAAAAGCCCTATTTTAGTACAAAAAAGCCCTATTTTAGAACAATTTCAGCCCTCGACACCACGGTGAAGTCATTTATTATGAAAGAAACAAAGAACGCAACAATCCGCCTTCCGCAAGAGATTGCGGATTGGCTCACAAAAGATGGAAAGTCCATCAATCAAGCTGTCATTGATACCGTAAATACTTTGCAAAGTATAAGATTAATATCTACAACAGAGCTTCGTGGCATATTCTCTAATAAGGAGTGGATGTTCCTTGCCGATTCATTTAATGGTACTATAATCAATGATTCGATAAGATATAATGTCCGAATGCTTGTTGCTCATTGCGAAGATTCTGCCATCTATGATTCACTTGATAAGAAGTACGGCATAGATATGGAGGTGTTCAAGAAGAAACTCAATTCTTTACATTGTGCTAATGTAGATGCTCTATATTCAAGAATTGAAGATTTCTGGGATAAAGATGTCGACATTGAGGAATGGGCTAAGTTTTAAATAGTATAATATTAAAGAGAGGTAAGTGATTGCCTCTCTTTTCTTGTTTCCAAATTGGAAAGATTCACTATCAGCGACCACCTCTTGACCTTCTGTCTCCAGGCATATCACTCTTACTACCACGATTGACAGACGAAGGCTTGTATCTGATTCCAGACTTTGTGTGACTGGCATCCATACCCTTGCGAGAAGCTGCACCATACTACTTGTCGTGAGCAGCATTATGCCTGGTCAACTCCCTACGCTTAGCCTTCTGTGAAGGAGAAGACTCAAAGCGAGTGTCGTAACGCTTTTTGCGCTCACGAGCCTCTGGGTGTGTTCTATAATATTTTGCTGATTTTGATACCATAGTTACTTATTCGTCCACCTCCCTTCAAGCAAAGAATAAAAACTTTTTGTCACATAAGACTTAATCTTTTCCCGAAAGATACCCTTCTCTATATCCCCTGTCATACCCTGCCTTATAAGCAGCATCCCTAAATTCCTGGATAGTTTTATCATTCAAGTTTGCTTTTGCAAGCAACTCCTGATAATTTTCCAAATCAATCAGGACCATTGGTATTTTTTATTTTCCATAAGCCAAAATTTATTTTAAAATGTAATCTTCAAGCTTTATTCGTTCTCTGTCTTAACCTTGTTCAATGTCTCTTTGTCTTTTAATAGGCTCGGCTGCGCTGATGTGCTGCTAATAGATATTCCTCACACCTAAATCCCTTTCTCGGCATGAAATCCTTAAAGTCAGTGGTGCAGAATATCATTCGCTTGTTGCACCATTGAGCCATATCTTTCTGCCATTTTGGAATGATATGATTGGGATTGAGCGGGTCACGGTATGGTTGGGCGTAGGCATACACTGCCCTACCCTGCTTATTGCGACGAAACGCTTGCAGCCGCTCCCACCAATAATGCAATCGGTCGTAACACTCAGTAAAGTCGTTCTTGCCACCTATCATCGTGTAAAGGAAATATTCGCCTCGGAATCCTGCATCATTGATAAGCTGCATGGCTCGTTCACAATCCTTGATTTGCGCTGTGGTGTCGCAACCGAAACGGATGCGTGAGTTTATCCATTTCACCTTGCCTAAGAGTTGTGCGTATTCGGGCGTTACCAAACGTGCGTCCATCGCCTGATTAAAGTCGATATACAGACCGAGGTCGATTATCTTTTGAAGCTGTTCCTTGGCGTAGTCCCCAGCCGCAAGAATATTGTTATCCATCAGCACAACATGAGTGCGCCCTTCAATAGCTATCTGCTCTATATCCATATACGGACGGATATATCCCTCCTTCTTGGGCACCACACACCAAAAGCATTTGTTAGGGCAACCCTCAGTGAGTTTGCCGTAGGCGTGAGTAGGCGGAAGCCAAGGAAAGAGCTCGTATAATGGTTGCAGACGATCTATCTCGTCGGGCAGTCGCTTGTAGATGTCGTAGCCAGTGCCTCCTTTCTCTAATCGGTCGTAAGAGAACTGTCTGAAGTCCACATCGGGCGAGAAGTTGAACACCTTGCTCGCATAAAGAATATCGTAGTGTGTACGGCAAAAGAGATCGAGAGGTTGCGCCCATTCCACCGTATCGCCCTTCATGGTGTGCCATCGGGCTATCTTGCCCAGGGCAATATTAGGATAAATGGTAGCACCCCACTTCTTCTTGCCATGTCGCCCATCTACATCTATCAGTCCTATGTTCAT